TTAACGCTCAAGCTGCTTGCCGATGTCGATAACTTTACTAAGAACCTTGACAAGGCAGATAAAGATGTCGCTACCTTCGGAGATAAGGTCGCTAAGTTTGGCAAGATAGCCGGAGCAGCCTTCGCAACTGCGGGTGCAGCAGCCGTAGCCTATGCAGGCAAGTTAGCCATTGACGGCGTTAAGTCAGCCATCGAAGATGAAGCAGCGCAAGCCAAGTTAGCCAATACTCTTCGCAATGTCACTAAAGCAACCGATGACCAGATAGCCTCGACAGAGGAATACATCCTTCAGACTTCCCTGGCTACTGGCGTTGCCGATGATGAACTTCGCCCATCGTTAGATCGTTTAACTCGAGCGACTAAAGATTTAGACAAGGCGCAGCAATTACAGACCCTTGCATTAGATATCGCGGCTGGTAGCGGTAAGTCTCTCCAGGCAGTCACAGAAAGCCTCTCAAAGGCTCAGGAAGGTAACCTAGCAGGCCTTAGCCGCTTGGGTGTAGGACTCGATAAGGCTGAACTAAAAACCCTTACATTCGACCAGATAACAGCAAAATTAGCAGGTACTTTCGAGAACCAGGCTTCTAAGCAAGCAGACACATTCCAAGGAAAGTTAGCCCGTCTCACAGTAGCCTTTGATGAAGGTAAGGAAACAGTCGGCGCTTATATCCTCGATGCCATTACTCCTATGGTCGAGACCTTAGTTAAGAATGTAATCCCTGCTATTCAGGACTTTACTTCCAACCTAGGCGATAAACTTGCTCCAGTTATGAAGGTTATCCAGCCAATCATTAACGGCCTACGATCAGCCTTCAGTTCTGTACGAAATGCTCTAGCTGAGAACAATGACGAGCTTCGCCCATTCTTTAACCTTCTCAAAAACATTACAGATTTTGTGGTTACCTATGTGGCACCGGCTATTGGTCAAACACTAGGCTTGGCCTTTAAGGCTCTAGGCAAAATCCTAGAAGGAGTTATTGATACATTCGCTAGTTTCGTCACTAAAATTACAAAGATTTATGACACCATTACAGGAATCCTTGATGCTATCAAGGGTGCCGGTTCAGCAGTAGGCAACTTTATATCTGGCGCTTCATTCCCAACAGGGGCTACATCTCCAGCGACTCCTGTAACCCCAAGCCCACAATTACAGACTCCTTCGCTTCCACGATATATTTACGCCAGCCAAGGCAGCACAAACATTACCGTTAATGGCGCAATCGACAGCGAATCAACTGCTCGCCAAATCGTAGGACTTCTCAACGATTCCTCAGCTCGAGGAACCCTCGGTGGCTCTGGACTCGTATTCGTATGACCGCCTATACACCTTCCTATAAAGTCCTAGTCGATGGCACAGAAGTCACGGATGTAACTATCGCTAACCTTACGGTTACTTCAGGCAGAACCGATATCAATGTCCAGCCATTAGCAGGCTATTGCCAGTTGCAGTTAATTAACCTTGACAACTCAAGCTATAACTTTACGGTTGGAACTGGCCTTGCAGTAGAGGTAACTAACTCATCTGGAACTTATATCCCAATCTTTGGTGGATATATCTCAGACTTTACTATCGCCGTTAATCGGGCTGGTGATCGTGGATACACCACCGTCGCAACCATTACCGCTCTTGGCGCCTTGTCGAAATTGCCTAAGATTATCGATAATGGAATCTTGTCCCAAGACTTCGATGGAGACCAGATTTACTCACTCCTATCCGGTTATCTACTTGGCCAATGGAATGAAGTTCCAGCAGCTCAGACTTGGGCTAACTATGACCCTACTGAGACTTGGGCTAATGCCGTTAACATCGGCTTAGGCGAAATTGACCAGCCAGGCGATTATGAACTTATCGCACGATCATCGGCCAAGACAGACCTTTACTCTCTTTGCACAGATATTGCTAACTCAGCCTTCGGCGTTCTCTATGAAGATTCCAACGGCAATATCGGCTATGCAGACCAGACTCATCGCCAGGATTACTTAGCAGCCAACGGCTACACAACCTTAGATGCTAACCATGCCAACGGACTGGGACTAGCTGCGACTACTCGCGCTGGAGACCTTAGAAACTATTTCAACATCATTTACGATAACAATGGCAACCAGTCTTATGTAGCAGAGGACACTATTAGCCAATCTCTTTATGGCGTTTATGGAGAATCCTTCACCTCTCGAATTAAGAAGACCGCAGATGCTGAAGCCTTGGCAGATCGTTACATCGAGCTTAGAGCCAACCCGTATCCTAAATTCCAAAGCATCACCTTTGTTCTCGGAAACCCAGAAATTGACAATGCTGACAGAGATGCCCTTATTAACATATTCTTAGGCCAACCAGTCTGGATTCAGAATCTACCGCCTAATATCACCGGCGGGTCATTTCAGGGTTACATCGAAGGCTGGACTTTCAGGGCAAGCCTGAATAACCTCAGCCTGACTTTCAACGCTTCTCCAATAAACTTCTCCCAAGTTGCGGTAAAATGGGAACAGGTAAATGCAGCGGAGACATGGAACACACTTAACACAAGCCTAACCTGGCTAGATGCGATAGGAGTAGTAGCGTAATGGCAACAACAACCACGAACTTTGGGTGGGATATCCCTCAGTCGACAGACCTTGTAAAGGATGGCGCTACCGCTATTGCTGCACTTGGCCAAGATATCGACACAGCCTTCGTAGACCTTAAAGGCGGCACTACAGGACAGGTATTAGCCAAGGCATCAGGAACAGACCTCGATTTCTCATGGGTCGCTCAAGATGACTCAAACGCTATTCAGAACGCTATTGTCGATGCTAAAGGTGATCTTATTGCCGCAACAGCAGCCGACACTCCAGCGCGTCTAGCAGTAGGCACAAACGGCCAAGTTCTTACAGCTGATTCAACAGCATCTACAGGCCTTGCTTGGGCTACACCAGGTAGCAGCGGTGGTTGGACTTCTATCGCTTCAGGCAGCCTCAGCGGCTCAAGTTTAGATTTAAGTTCAATTAGTGGCAGTTATAAAAATTTGCGTTTGATATGCAGAAATATGAACATTACTGGTGGAACTTCAGCGGCGGAAATGCAGATTAGATTAAACAATCTTTCTACAGGTATTTACAACGGCTTGAACCACTACAATCAAAATGGCACAGTTGGAGCAATTGCCAACGCAACAGCTACTAATTTTTATTCTACTTATGCCAATATGGATGGCAGCACATCGGCAACATTGCAATTCGATGTATTTGATTATACGAATACAACTTCAAATAAGATGGTCACAATGCAAATGCAATATACTGGTGCCGGAAATATGCAATCGACTTCAGTATTTGGCTCCTGCCGCACAACTAGCGCTATAGATCGTATAACCGTATTCCCTAGCGCCGGAACATTCAACGCTGGTACCTACATTCTTTATGGAGAGAACTAATGAAAATCCTTGACCACAATGTCGAAACAGGCGAAGTAATCGAGCGTGAAGCAACTGAGGCTGAATTAGAACAGGCTGAAATCGATGCAGCAGCAGCGGCAGAACGAGCAGAAGAGATAGAGGCTAAAGAGGCCGCTAGAGCTGCGCTACTTGAACGCCTAGGCATTACTGAAGAAGAAGCTAAACTTCTACTGGCATGACCCCAAAGTTATGCAAAGCCGGGCAACAGTTAAGGCTCCAGGTCGATGATTCTTACCCAGACAGAGATAGAACCTCAGACGGCTGGGTTGGCGATGTTCGTCATTCAACGGGTACTTCTGACCACAATCCTGATTCAAAGGGTATCGTGCGAGCCATTGATATTGACCGGGATTTGGCTGGGAAGAAGAAGCCCGACCTCATGCCTTACCTTGCAGATCAGATACGACTCTGCGCAAAGTCTGACAAGAGAATTAGTTATGTCATCTTCCAGGGCAAAATTGCTTCCTCTCGCATGGGCTGGCGCTGGCGAAAGTATTCTGGAATCAATCCGCATAACACGCATTGCCATGTCTCTTTCACTAAGAAGGGCGATGCAGATGGCTCGTTCTTTAATATCCCAATGATAGGCGGAACTGTATGAACATGAAGAACCCAGCAATCCTCACAGCAG